ACGTTGACGGTCCACCTGACACCCGCCACCCGCATCGCGCAGGGCCGCAACGGCAAGTGGTACAGCTTAGATGTGCTGATGCAGTACGGGCGACCGGTGCCGTTGGCGTTGGCGTTGTCACGGGTGAGCATCGGCAGGACGGTGTTCGTGCGACGCGAGGATGCGGGGGCGGTGTTGGAGGCGGTGGGGGGGGACGGATGGTGAAGGCAGTTGACGGCAAGATAGCCGGGTTCAAGCCGCAGACACGCAACGGGAACAAGCACACCCAACGCGGCATGGGGATGCTAGAGGCTTCCATGCGGCAGTATGGCTACGTGTCGCCCATGACGGCAGCGGCAGACGGTGAAATCATCGACGGTAGCGCACGCATTGAGACAAGCGCCAACGTGTTCGGGGATGACGCCATTGTCGTGCATCACGACGGCACCAAGCCGATTATCATGGTACGCGATGACATCCCAAGTGCAGATACGCCCGAAGCCCGCGCGATTAGCATGGCGGCGAACCGCATTGCGCAGGTTAACTTGGACTTTGACGCCGAGGTGATACTAGGCGACTTGCAAGCCGGTGTAGACCTGTCGCAGTTCTGGCGCAAAGACGAACTAGACGAACTGCTAGCCGACTTGCAGCCAAAGACGACGGGCGACACTCCCGCCGAGGTGGACCGCGCCGAGGAATTGCGGCAGAAGTGGGGCGTTAAGTCGGGCGACCTATGGCGGCTTGGGGACCATTTGCTTGTGTGCGGCGATTGCACCGACGCGGCGACGGTGGCGCGGGTGATGGGCGGGGAGAGGGCGCAGCTGTGTTTTACGTCACCGCCATACAATGCTGGTGTTTCCGCGCAACTTAGCGGAAACACCAGCATTGACGACAACCTTTATAAAGACGAATACGACGACAACCAAACGCAGGCCGATTATCTCGAGTTGCTAAAATCGTTTACTGAGGTGGCGCTGTCGGCGTGCGAATACGTGTTCGTTAACATTCAGTTTCTTGCCGGAAACAAACGGGCGTTTGTGGATTACTTGGCGTGTTTCGCTCCCAAGTTGGCAGACATTGCCATATGGGACAAGAAACACGCTGCGCCGCAGCAGGCGCAGCGTGTTATGGACAGTCGTTTCGAGTTCGTGGTGATGCTTTCGCACACGGCAACACGTGCCGTTGGTACGCGCAATTTTCGCGGAATGGTGCATAACGTTTACGAGGGCGCACCGCAACGCAATAACGAATACGCGGCAGACCATGCCGCAACATTTCCTGTTGAGTTTCCGACCCATTTTATAGAGACATTTACTAATCGCGGTGAATTGATTTTCGAGCCATTCTGCGGAACCGGCACAACGATTATCGCGTGCGAGAACTTAGGGCGGCGCTGTATGGCGAGCGAAATCAGCCCGTCATTTACTGCAGTTGCCTTACAGAGATTTTTCGACCATACGGGCGTTCAGCCGGTGCTTTTGGAGCGTGCATGACGTGCCTTTACACCGCAGGATACAGAGCAGAAAACTTGCTCTCTTTTGCCTTTGAATTGCGTTCCACACTGCGGGCACGTTTTGGTTTGGTTGTGCCCTATGTTGGCGTGGTATTGCCTGATTGCGCACGCTCGGCAAAGCTTAGAACGACCAGTCGTGCTTTCGCCACACTCGACGCAGTGCTTGGGATACTTGGCAGGCGTGGAAAGCTTGCGACCGTGCACGGCTTCGTGACAAGTAACGCACAGCGTCAAGCCATTATCAACGTCAAGGGCGAGGTCAGGGAACTCTGCCAACGGCTTAACGTGGTGCGCATGAATATCGCCCTTTTTGCCGCAATGTTGGCAGGCGTAATCGTCGCGTTGGAAAACAGCTTTGCGCCATTTGGCGAGGTCGCCTTTGTATTTGCTGCGTCTGCGATGTGCTGCTACGCCGCCTTTCCATACCGGGGACGTGTCGCCTGTTTTCCACTCAAGCAAGCATTCGTGCGAGCAAAATCTAGCGCGATGGTCCTTAGCGTCAAACTGCTTACCGCAGGTGTCACAGGTTTTAATAAACGGTTTTCGGCGGTTGTTCCAGCACTCCTTAGAGCACCATTTGGCGTCCCCCCTGTAGGCGCGAACCTCGAACGTTTTGCCGCACACCTCGCATACCTTGGTCGTGCGTTTGCGTCTACCCTCCGAACGATGGGGGGAAAAACATTCGATAGAGCAGTATTTTTGCGTATCAATGAGGGGGTGGAATGTGCGTCCGCAGTGTTCGCAGGTGCGGTCTTGAAGCGTCCTGATATTGAAGTTATGGCCTTTGATGTACTTGCTTTTGGGATTTGTGAGTGTTTGGCCGCAGCCACAAGCGCATGTGTTCATGTCTATATTGTAGCACAACACTTGCTTTCTGTAAAATACGTTGCAGTAGCACTTGAGAGGTTCTTCGTTCACACGGGGCGACAACCCGTTTTGGTTGATATTTAGACACTATGGGCACCCGGCAGAAGTTCACCCAAGCGCAAGTAATAGCCGCCCTCCGCGAAACGAAGGGCATGGTCTATCTTGCTGCCAAGCGGCTAGGGTGCGAGGCGCAGACCATCTACAACTACCGCGACCGTTACCCCGCCGTGCGCGCCGAGATGGAGCAGCAGGACGGCGAGGTAGACGACGCCGCGGAGATGAAGCTGTATCAGGCGATAATCGCGGGCGAACCGTGGGCGGTGCAGTTCCGGCTGCGCACGAAGGGCAAGGGGCGGGGGTACACTGAGCGCACGGAGATTACAGGCGCAAACGGCGATGCGGTAACGATTCGGCTAACGTGGGGTGACGGTGGCGGTACTGACGCTAGAACTACCGAACCTACATAGCGGGCAGCGTGCCATATTTGAGGACACGCACCGATTCCGTGCAGTATCGGCGGGCCGGCGCTTTGGCAAAACCAAACTCGGCGCGCTGATGTGCTTTGCCATTGCTGCCAACCGTGGGCGGGCGTGGTGGGTTGCTCCGTCGTATGGTATCGCGCTTATCGGGTGGCGCATGATGCGCAGTCTAGCGGCACAGGTTCCCGGTGTGGACGTGCAAGAATCGTTGCGCATGATAACGCTACCAAGCGGCGGCAGCGTGCAGATTAAGTCAGCCGATAATCCCGACAGCCTACGCGGTGAGGGGCTTGACTTTGTTGTGTTAGACGAATGTGCGTTCTTGAAAGAGGAAACATGGACGGAGGTGCTACGCCCTGCACTGGCAGACCGCAAGGGCGGCGCGCTGTTCATCAGTACACCGAAGGGGCGCAATTGGTTCTGGCACATCTACCAACGTGCCAACTACGACAGCGCATGGAAGGCGTTTCATTTCACCAGCTACGACAATCCATTCGTGGAGCGTGCCGAACTAGACAGCACACGCGACCAGTTGCCCGAACGCGTGTACAGACAGGAAATCTTAGCCGAGTTCCTAGAGGACGGCGGCTCCGTCTTCCGCAACATCGTCGCCTGTCTCACCGCGCCACTCGACACGACGCCGGAGACGCACGCTGGTCACCACATCGTAGCGGGCTGCGACTGGGCGCGGGAATCCGACTACTCTTGTTTCAGCGTCGGCTGCGTTACGTGCCATCAAGAGGTAGCGCGCGACAGGTTTAACCAGGTTGACTACCACGTTCAGACGCAGCGGCTACAGGCGTTGGCCGAGAAGTGGAAGCCGGTGAGCATCCTGACAGAATTGAACTCGATAGGCGCCCCGGTGTTCGAGATGTTGCAGCGGCAGGGCCTACCCGTCGTCGGGTTCACGACTACCGCGCAGAGCAAGCCGCCGCTCATCGAAAACATGGCGCTTGCGTTCGAGCGCAGCGAATGGCAATGGCAGGCTGACCCGGTGTGGACGGCAGAGCTTGAGGCATACGAGCGCACCGTTAGCCCAACGACCGGGCGCAGCAGCTACAGCGCGCCGGCCGGGGCTCACGATGATACGGTCATCGCCCGCGCGCTGATGCTCTGGCAGGCGCAGCGGCATGTAACGAGCTACGTCGATTTTATATGATGGGGAAGGACACAAGATGAGGGAATCGCTAACGAATGATGACTTACGTGAGTTTATTTCAGCGGCGCGTGGATATGTTGTGCAATTGCTATTCGCTATAGGACGCGCAGCAGAAAAAAGCAAGAGTTTTGATTCTGCTCCTATTGCTGATGGCATTAATCAATACACTATTGCTTTTGGTTGGTACATAGGGCATGGGGGTTCGATAAATGTGGTTGCCCATCTACATTCTGGGCAGTCCACTGCCGGACGTTCTATTGACATTCCCGGCACCACCGTCAATGGATGGGGCTCTAGCATGGGGCGCGACGAGTTCCGTGTTTTGAGGATGTGCGACAGGGATAGGTATGGGTTAGGTGCAGAATTGCAAGTCGTATCGGCTGTCGAGTCTTTCATTAGCGCATTGCTTCCGTCTGCGCGATGGAATAACCATTACGGAATTTGTCAAAGCAGTTTTCATAAAACGCCCATCTACTCAGGCGATTTGCTTTACGAGTGGGCAGGCAAACAACTATGTAGTGACTGCGCCAAAGTCTTGTCACTTACTGAGGCGGTATATCACCGAACCGGCGAGGACGAAGCAGAGCGCTCTGAGCGAGATAAGATGACACCTCGTTTGCGGTGGGAGATCTTGGAGCGAGACAGGTTTACTTGCAAATCGTGCGGTCGCTCTGCGCCTGACGTAAAGCTGCACGTCGATCATAAGATACCTATTGCGATGGGCGGTAAGACGGTCATAGAGAATTTGCACACACTTTGTGCGGAGTGCAACCTTGGCAAATCAGCTAAGATGCCAACGCAATCGACAATGGAATTTTGGGAGCAAATTGCAGCCTAGCACCTTACACGCCCCCCGCTTATACCCCGGCAATCTTACCGGCTCGCATGGCGCAGACGACGGCAAAACGGGGTACAACAGGGCCAAAACGTTGTACAAATCATGGGCGGCGGTGAGTCTGACGGGGCGTAAGCGGGGGATGGGCAAGGATGGGCATTAAAAGGCCAGTGTCACGTTATAAACAGTCATTTACTTTCATCAAGTGGTGCAACTTGCAATCAGTGTAGGCTTGTCGGCGTGATGGCGGCGTGATGTGGGGGAGACATTCAGCATGGCGAGTTTGACATCAAGGGAGCGCGAGGTGGTCGAACTGTT